GCAGACGGCGCGTGCGACGTCCAGAGACATACTCGACTATGCGGACGTCCCAGACACCTCGCACAACCAACGACGCGCTCAGGACGCGCTCACGCGGCGCTGTGAGCCACTGGAGACGGACTGGGCGGGCCGCACCGTGTTCCGACTACCCGACGACACCCGAGAGCCATGAACGAGAGCCTACGACAACGAGTGATCGACAGCGTATCGGAGGACAGTGACCTGACCCCGGAGGAGAAGGAAACCACGATCCACATGGTGAGCGGCTTGGGCGAAATGACGGTGTTCAGCGCCGAGGCCGCGTTCATGAAACGGCTCCTCGCTCACCCGGAGTTCGAGATCGACCACATCCGCCAGACGACGTCCCACGGCCAGATCGACGTCTACGGCACCGAACTCGACGACGAGTTCGACGGGCGGCGTCGGACGGTCGCCGTCAAGGGGATCATGCCGGTCGGCGTGCTCACTATCAATGCGGAGAGCCGGGATAGCTCCTACCACTACGACGTGGTGAGCGATAAGGCGAGTGACCTTCGGCTCAGCCAGCGGGGTGACTGAGATGTCCGAAGCCCCGGACTGTACCCGCTGCGGCGGGACGCTCGAACAGCCGCAGAAGGGCGCGCAGTACGAGTGCTCGGACTGTGGCGCGGTCGTCGCGCCGGACATGGTCCAACAGCAGGGGTCGGGAGGCTGGGAGGATGTCTGAGGGTTCAGACGAAGTCACGTTCGTCGTCGACATCAACGAGCCCGAAGAGATCCGGATGCTGGCGCTATCCCACCCGGACGTCGACAACTGGAAAGAGGTCACACTCGACGCTGCCGACATCGTGGTGAACGGCGTCGGGATCGAGCGGAAGCGCCCGGGCGACTTCGCCGCCTCCATGCTCGACGACCGCCTCGACGAACAGATCCGGAAACTCAACGACGCCTACGAGGAGGCCGTGATATTGATCGAGGGCAACGGGTTCGCCGACTTCAGCACGCTCGACCATACCCGTCTGAACCCTCAGTCGGCCCGTGGGAAGGCCGCTTCGACGCACATGAGGTACGGGATCCCCGTTGTCCCGACCGGCGGGACGCCCGGGACCCAGACGGCCCAACGCCTCCTCGTCGACTACGCGATCCGACTCGGTCGGAAAGCCACCGAGGAGCCAACGAGCGACTACCTCGCCAGTTCCGTCGTGGGCTCCGACGAGCCGCTCGGGAAGCGAGCCTGGGGCTGTTTCGAGGACGTCGGGCCGACGCGAGCCGAGGCGTTGTACGGGGCCGTCGGCTCGCCGCTCGGCGTCCACCCGCCGAGCCTCGACGAACTCCGGTCAGTCGATGGGATCGGCTGGAAGACGGCTCAGAGCGTCCGTGAGCAGTTTCCGACCGTGGAGGCCCCAGACCCCTCGTCCGACGACGGATCGCCAGCAGAGGCCGCTCAGGGGACCGCAGAGGGCTCTGGGGGGTAACACGCATGGGTGGACCAGCCGAAGCCAGCCAGGGCGAGGTCGCCGAGGTGGTCCGTCGATTCATCGAGAGCTACGACTACTACGAGGCCACGCTCGGCCAACTACGGCTCCACTTCGAGGACAGCGCCGGCGTGTCCCGAGTGTCCCAAGACCGATGAGTCATGGGCTCGACCGGCGGCCCTCGTCGAGAAGGGCGAGACCGACGGTTGAGGGGACGGGAGTGACATGGAACTGATACGGCCCCAGCCTCGCGGCGAGGCCGACGCGAACGACTAAGCGTTCTGGTAGATTCACGATACACGTCATGGCGACGTGTAAGCAACGTACTCTTTATATGCTATCCGGGAAACGCCGAGCGCCCCGACAGTACGGGCGAGAGACGCCAACTCGGACGAATCCATCGAGATCCTCGACAGGCGGTATGGGTCGGACGGGGGTCGTAACGGCGTGTGACCGCGCTGAGCGCCTCTCAACGGAACCGCGTGTATCGGCCCTAAACGTGACTGACGTGTGATAGTAGTCACCGTCACTGCCGCCTCAGGTGCAACCTCACTCAACGTTCCACCACCACAGTGATACATAAAGAGCGTAAAGACAGGTACAGGGTGAGACATTGGCTGAACCCTCAGACGATCCCGAACTCCCTGGGAACTTCCATCCGACCCCGGGGAACTATCGGAGTCAGGGCGCGAAAGAACGGTTCGCCGTAGCCAAGTTCTACGGCATGGGATCCGATGGCGAGTGGACCGTCGCCGAGATCGCCGACGCGCTCGACGTCACGAAACGGCAGGTGTATCGCTACCTGAACGACAGCGAGGTCGGCCAGGAGACCCGCGAGGTGCTCGCCACGACCGAAGCCGAGTGGCGACTCGACCTCGCGGTCAACCTCCGGCGCGAGGTCGCCCGGCTCGAAGAGATCGAGCAGGAACTCCTCCAGCGAAAGGAGTCAGTTCCGGTCGGCTACGAGGAGAAGACTGTCGAGGGCACACCGACGGGCGACCGGAATATCAGCCTCGCCGACCACGCGAACTCGTACAGCCTCAAAGTCCCGGTCCCGACGGACTTCGAGACCGTCACGGATTACGGCCCGGACCTGGAACGGGTCCAGAAGGAGAAGCGGAACTACCTGAAACAGATAGCGAAGCTGTTGGGCCTCGACGCCGCGAAGAAGAAGGAGGTCGACCACACGCTCGCCGAGCGCCGCGAGGAGGTGAAGATCGTCGAGTTCCGCGAGTCCGACGCCGACGACTACCCGGAGGCCGAGGTGATCGACGTCGACGGCGCGACGGAGGTCGGCGGCGGCGGCGTGGAGGGCGACAGTGGCTCATGACGGACGCCGACACGTGGGACGAGTTCGAGGACGCGCTCGACCGCCTCCTCAACCACGTCGTCGAGGGCGACGTCACGGCCCGGGAGGCGGAGAAGCGCCTCCAGCAGCGCGCCCAGGGCTTACGGGAGATGTACGAGCCGGTCGACGCGGACCACGAGAGCCACCGATGAACGAGCATCACTACCACGAGCGGTACCGACCACGACCGACACGCCAGCGCCACCGTCTGAGGGTTCAGCGAGACACGGACAGCCCCATGACACACGGCAGGGAGGAGGCGAGGACTTACAGGCCACCACACGACGCCACACGGGCAATACAGGGGGCCACGAGAGGGGGGCTCACAGGGCTTACAGGGGGCATGCGGGGGCCATGAGGGGGCCATGAGAGTAACCCGCTCGTTCCCGGCGACCGCCCCCACCCGTACTCTGACGGGGGCACAGGGCCTCTCTCGCCCGTACTCTCACGGGCTGCTGGGGGCCGTGAGACGCCGTCTGAGAGCGTCTGGGCCACGCCGATGCCTACCCCTCACGAGCCTTCGGGGCCTCGTGAGACACCTCTCACGGGCGCGTGTGAGCCATGAGGGGTGGGGTGACGCCGGAGCAGCCCGTGAGACGGCGTGTGAGCCGCCGGCGACGGCCACGAGACGGCCACAGACCCCCCATGTCAAGAGACCGACGGTGTATGGAGTCCGATACAAGTCACCGGAGGGCGGCGTCCCGGCTTCGGATGCCCTCGGGGATCAGATCGAGCCCCATATCCGTATCCTTACACGTTGCCGTCTGAGGGTTCAGACGGACCCGCCCCGCGTATTCCGTGAGTTCAGGCCCGCTACCGGGGACTCACTCAGACGCCGGCTCGGACGCCGGCGACCCCCCGCCACCCGGGGTCGTCTGAGGGTTCAGACGGACACGACTCTCAGAGACGCCGTGAGACGCCCTCTAAGAGGCCCTGTGGGAGGCCGGCCGCGACCCCCCGCCCACTACTGGCCCGCCTCACGACAGCGCCCAGGGCCCATAGGAGGCCCCCAGCGCCCAGGGCACAAGCCCCACACCCTCTTGGGCAGTCCCCACACCCAGGGCCAGGACGACCTCTCGGGCACTCTCCACACCCAGTCGTCTGAGGGTTCAGACGGACACGGGGGCGGTCGGACCGAAACCCGGGATTCGGGAGGGGGAGACCCTGGACACCACCCAGAATCCCGTTCACACCAAAATACGAACTCTTCCGGGGTTCCAGGGGTGTCTCCAGGTTCCCGTTCACACCAAAATACGAATCCCCGTGGGGTGTCGGGTCCCTATTCGTCTGAGGGTTCAGACGGTGATGGGTGTCGTGCCTGTGGCTCCCGACGCCTCGTCAGGCTACACGACACCCGGTACTGCGTGGACTGTTTCCGACAGCGGCGCTATGATCGTCTGAGGGTTCAGCGAGGTGACGCGCCGTGAGCATCGGGGACCGGCCCGGAGAATCGTCTGAGGGTTCAGACGACGAGTGTGACGCTGAGGGTTCAGACGGATGGGAGTCCGCGACGGGCACCGCGAAGCGCCACTGGCTCACGAACGACGCCCTGGCCGGCGCGCTCGGAGCCTCGCTGATCGCGGCGGTCCTCCTCGACGGCGTCGGCTGGCTGAACCTTCAGACGATCCCGACCGAGATCCTGTACCTGTACGTGTTCGTCGTCGGCTCCTCGATGGCGTGGGCGTTCGGGAAGGACGCTATCGAGGCGTGGCGCGGGAGGGACTCATGAGGTGGTACAGTCCCCTCCTCCGGGCCGGCCAGGTCGTCTGGTCGCTGCTCGTGCGGCTCCTCGGTCCATCGAGGACGGACACGGAGCAGCCGGAACAGGAACCGTCTGAGGGTTCAGACGAACGGGAACCGTCTGAGGGTTCAGCGGAGAACGAGCCCTCGTCGGACCCCGAGCCGGAGCCGACCCCGGAGCCCGAGCCGGAGGAGTCGACGTCCGACGAGGAGCCGGAGGTGAACCGTTCGTCCGAGGAGGAGATCGACTGGGAGTGGCCGCCACACGTCGGCGACGATCTGATCCCGTGGCCCGAGCCGCCGGACGACCCGAAGAACGTCATCGAGGTCAAGCTCTACTGGCCCGAAGAGCAGCCCTGGGTCGAGCAGGCGTGCTACCAGTCGGTGAAGTACGTTCGCTACTGTCTCCTCGACTCGTTCGCCGGCCAGGGCTACGACGTGAGTGTCTCCGTCCATCCCGACCCGATCCCGATGGACGTCGACTTCTCGTCGTGGTACTGGACCCTCAACGAGCAGATGGCGAAAGACGCCAACATCGCGCTCTATCGGTACGGCCCTGAGTACGGGGCTGCCGGCGGCTACGGCGGGTGGATCCAGCCCGCGTTCTTCCGAGGCTGGGGTCGAGATCCCGCCGATCCGATCAAGAACGTCGGCGGGGACGGCTCGTTCTCGGGCCCCACGGCGGGCGTGATCACGCTGTTACACGAGATCGGCCATTGCCTCGGGCTATCGCATATGGATAGGGTCGGGAACGAGGTCGAGAAGTGGGGGGAGAGCAGAACCACACCGCTGAACGCCGGGTACGAGAACTCGAATCGAACTCGGTTCGTCTACGAGTACCATCCGACGATCCAAGAGCGAACGCCGAAGGTTCAGCCGATGGGAGAACGGTAGATGCAGTCACAACCCATCGTCGAGATCTGGCAGTTGATCGGGTCGGTGAGCGGCGTCGTCCTCGTGGTGCTGACCGCATACGGGACGTTGATCCTGAAGAACCGGATCCGCGTCAACAAGCTCCACCAGCGACTCCTCGGGGCCGAGGGCGACGAGTTCGACGAGGGGTTCGTACAGGAGACACGTCACCGCCTGAACGAGATGGAAGAGGTCCAAAATCAGCACGCTCGCCAGACCCACACGCAACTCTACAAGCTCGACCAGAAAATGAACTTGGTGCTGGACGTCGTCGTCGACGAACACGAGGAGGTGCGGCTACCCCGGGACGTCGAGGGCATGGAGGACGTCCCGCCACCGCCACGCGACTTCTACCGTGGCGACGGTGGTCCGTCTGAGGGTTCAGCGAAGGATAAAGAGCCTCGGGGGTCATAGTGGGGATAATGTCGGCGTCCAGCCCCACCTTCGGTCAGCGGACGACCTCGCTGGGCGGAGCGACAGCCTCGAAGCCCGACGAGCAGCCCGTACAGCGGATCTTCCGCCCGACAGTGACCCAGGAGGAGTTCATGCACGACACGAGCGACCAGATCCTCCTCTCGGGGACATTCGGGGCCGGGAAGAGCCTGATCGGCTGTCAGAAAGGCCATATGCTGAACACGCGGTTTCCGGGGAACCGGGGGCTGATCGTGCGGAAGGCGTTCGCCGACGTCCGCTCCTCGACGATCAAGCAGACGTTGCTCGAAGAGGTGATCCCGGAGTCCCACATCGTCGAGCACAACAAGGGCGAACACGTCATCGAGCACCTGACGGGTCAGACGGATCGGGCCGGCGACCCGGTCACCGCCGAGATCCATTACCACGGTCTCGACTCGGGCCGGAAGACCGGCTCGGACGACCTCCCCCGGAAGATCGGGTCGATGGAGTTCGGCTGGATCTTCGTCGACGAGGGAACTGAACTCGGTCTCGGCGAGTGGAACCAGTTGCTCGGACGGCTCCGGTTCAACGGCCGCCGGCAGAGCGGCCAGTGGTTCACGGTCCCGACCCAGCAGATCTTCACGGCGACGAACCCGGCTGGCCCGAGCCACTGGATGTACGAACTGTTCTACACCGACAAAGGCGACGGTGAGACGGAGGTCTACGAGATGAAGCTCACCGAGAACCCGGGCGTCGACGAGGCCTACGTCAACCGGCTCCGGAACAACCTCTCGGGGATCTACAAGGAACGGTACTTCGAGGGGAAGTGGGTCGGGTCCGAGGGCCAGATCTACGGCGAGTACGATCCGACACTCCACCTCCTCCACCCGGACGATCTCCCCGGCGACTGGACCCTCAACCGGGAGTCGGAGTTCAGCGCGACCGGCGAGCGGTGCTACTTCGTGGATCCGCCGGCTTCCTGGCGCGTCTACCGCGCTGTCGACTTCGGGTACACGAACCCGTTCGTCTGTCAGTGGTGGGCGCGGAGTCCGGACGACACGTTGATCCTGTTCAGGGAGATCTACAAGTCTCAGACGCGCTACGGGGAGCACGCGAGGGATATTCAGCGGCTCACGAGCGACGACTGGCGGCTCGTGAAGTCCTTCGCCGACCACGACGCCGAGGGCCGCGAGACCCTGAACCGGGAGGGCGTCAACACCGTGAACGCCGACAAGAACGTCGGCGACGGGATCCAAGCGGTCAAGAAGCGGCTCGCACCCGACGATAGGGGGCGGGCGGACCTCTACTTCATGGAGGGCGCTCGGGTCCACAAGCCGGACCCGGAACTCGTCCTCGACAACACGACGAACGTCTACAAGACCGTCGACGAGATCCCCGGGTACGCCTGGGACTCCGACGATGACGAGGACACGCCAGTCAAAGAGGAGGATCACGGCATGGACAGCATGAGGTATCTCGTATATTCGCTCGACGGCGGCATCGACATCGACGAGGACGAACTCAATCGCTGGAAAACGGTCACGGAGGGACTCTGATGGTCAACAACGGGATAATCAGTAAGATCGGCGAAACGATCACGAAGCTCGGCGGCGGCCACTCGGCGACCGAGATGATTCAGAAGTTGAACACGATGATCGGGCTCAGTCACACCGGGAACTACGGTGGGCTGAACAAGCCCGCGCCACCGTATCAGCGCCACTTCTCGCCGCTGTGGATCTACAAGATCCGGCGGGACTCGGGGCTGATCAACGTCGCGGTGAACAAGAAGCGCGATCAAGTGTTCAAACACGGGTTCACCGAGTGGCGGAAGGAGTACGACGCGAAGTGCCCGGCCTGCCGGGAGGAGTTCGAGGGGTTCGACGCCTTCCGGAAGCAGATGGGCGACCAGGGCGACGAACTCGACGAGGAGGACTTCGACTTCGACAGCCAACGGACCTGTCCGGAGTGCGAAGAGGTCGTCGAGATGATGGAGCCCGACAAGGACGTCCGCCGGTCGGCCCAGCAGTTCTTCGACCGGGCGAACAGCCAGGGCTCCCAGATGTCGGGGATCCTCGAACCACAGGAACAGTCCTCCGTGAGCCAGAGCCTCCTCGAAGTGTTCGAGGAACTCGGCCAGGACCTCGAATCGTTCGACGACGCATGGCTGATCTTCGACCGGGCGTACTACACCGACGATAACGGCTCGATCATCGACCACGATCTCGAAGAGGTGTTCCGCGCCCCGCCGGAACTCATGCGGTACTCCGTCGAGGAGGAGACCAACGACCCGGGCGGCGAATACTGGGTCTGTGTCCGGTGTCGCGCCGGGGAGGACGACTACTACCCCGAGGAGGAGGAACAGCCGTGTCGCCACTGTGGCGGGACGACCTACGAGGCGTTCGCCTACGCCATGCAGACGCCGGACGGCAAGGAGGACGAGTTCTTCATCCGGGGCGAGTTCGCCCATGACTCGCTGTACGAGAAGTCCCGGTTCTACGGCTACCCGCCCGTGCTGAGCCTTTGGGAAGAGGCCCGGACGATGGAGCAGATGGACTCGTGGTATCACGACGCCTACGAGGAACGGCGCGCGCCACGCGGCGCGATCACCGTGAACGCCGCCCGGGACGAGGAGCTTCGGACGATGAACTACCAGCAGATGGAGAAGCTCCGGGAGGACCCCAACTACATCCCGCTGTTCATGAACGACCAGGAGACGGAGGGCGAACCGATCAAGTTCGTCGAACTGCTCTCCGACCCCGCCGAGATGCAGCACATGGAAATGCGGGAGTGGTTCATGGAGCGGATCCAGTCGAAGTGGGGCGTCACCGCGATCCTCATGAGCGGCTCGCCGGAGAACTCCGGGCTCTCCCAGTCGATGGAAGTCGAAGTCTCTCAGAAGGCTGCTGAGAGTCTCCGTGACGTCTTCCACGACACGTTCCTCCCGGCGGTCCTCGCCCAACTCGGGACCGAGGGCTGGACGCGGCTGATCGAGCCCGCCGTCGACGAGGACGAGTCCGAGGAGGCCCAACTCGTCGGCCAGCACCTCAACAACGCCCAGAAGGCGCTCCAGATGGGCGCTGAAGTCGAGTGGACACGGAACGACCGGGCGGAGATCAAGCAGGGCGAACTGGAGAACCCCGAAGAGGGCATGGGCGGCATGATGGGCGGGATGCCCGACGGCGGCGGTGGCGGGGTGGACATGATGGGGATGGACGGCGGGATCGGCGACGACCGAGGTCCTGCTCCGCACAGCGTCGAGCCGGGCGAGGACCACTCGGTCGAGCAGCCCGGGGAGCGGGCTGAGGGTCCAGACGACCCGGACCGGCCCGCCGCCCAGCCGCTCGAACGCATGATGGAGCCGCGTGACGGGAAGATCGAGAAGATCGCCGCCGCTGGCTTCGAGATCTCCGAGGAGTCCGACTCCGAACGGCTGGCGAAGACCCTCGAAGAAAAACTCGCCGAGGCGTAACCATGCCCGAACACCTCTTCCGGTGTCCGAACGGACATCTCGGTCGGATCACCAACGACCAACTCGACGGCGACGTCTCGATCATCTGTGAAGGGAACTACGGCGAGTGCGACTTCCACGGGGACGTCGACGACGGCGAGGTCGTCGAAGAGGACTACGAGCTATGAGCGTCGAGACGTCTCCTGGCTCGCCGGTCAGCGTGGAACGGTTCGCCCGGGTGTTCGTGAAGGGCCCGGAGGAACTCCCGAGCCACGCGGACACGTACTACGACCCCGAAGGGGGCTACTATTTCAAGCTCCATCTCGACCGGGTCTCCGCCGAGGAGGCCACCCCGCTGATCTCGAAAGCCCGCGAGCGGTTCGACGTCGAACTGGTTCGCCGCGTCACCCAGGACGGCTTCTACAAGGAGCGCGTCTACGTCGACGACGCCTCGGAGGTCCCCGGGGACAAGAAGGTTCAGCAGGGGCCGGCGGGCGGGATTTACTACGAGACCGGTGTCCAGCGCGTCGGCGTACAAGAGCAGGAGGAGGGCGAGACCCGGAACGTCGCGGTGATCTACTGGGACGACGTCGAGGTCGGCGACGAGATCGTGTTCGAGACGCCCGGGGGCGACGAGCAGTTCGCCGAGATCGTCGAGATCGACCCGTCGTCTGAGGGTCCAGACGTGCTCCGCGTACAGGCCGACGGCGAGAGCCACGAGGCCCAGCCCGGGACGTACACCGTCGTCGACGGCGAGCGGAAGTCTGAGGGCTCGCTCACCAGCGGAACCGACGGCGCTCACAACGCCGTCTACTCGATGAGCCTCCCCGACGAGTGTCGCCTCTGTGAAGAGAACGACCGGCAGGAGGGCTCGATGGTGTGCGAGGAGTGTGCGGACAACGACGCCGTCGGGAAGGCCGAGGGGTTCGAGGCGGACGTCTTCCGGGTGAAACCGCCCGAGGACGGCGACATGGACTTCGAGTCCGACGTGATCGGCGTCGGGATCGACTTCCCGAACCACGACGTCTACGTCGACTGGAAGAACTCCGCGTTCCCCGACGAACTCGACGACCCGCACGTCTCGGTGTACGGCTCCATCGACGATCTCGAACAGGCCACCGACAACCGGACGGAGACGATCCAGACCATCGACCCCGACGGGGTAGAGAAGGACGACTCGCCCCAGATCATCGAGTTCGAGAAAGACGACGGCCAGTGGGTCTCGTTCGTCGGCCCCCGGGGCGGGTCGGGCTGGGTCAACCTCATGACGGGCGAGAAACGCTACCAGAAGAGGCGTCCCGGCCCCGGCCCCGAGGACGTCGACGAGGGCGAGTTCGCCGAGGGCTGGGACGAGCCACCCGAGGACTTCAGCGAACTGGCGGTCAGCCAGTCGGTCGAACTCTACGATCAGTCGGACGAGGAGTACCACGAGGCTCAGATCGTCGACTTCGAGGACGGTCAGCCGAAAGTCGACGGCGACTCGCTCCCGGCCGATGGTGTCGTCGCCGGGGAGATGCAGACCTCGCTGACCGCCGTCGAGGCCGACTACGACCGCCACGACGAGTGGTTCGAGAGCGGCGACTACACCCCGGAGCAATACTGGGGCGCGGTCGAGGACGAGGTCCCCGAGGACACCGTCGAGGAGTTCGACGAGTTCGAGGTCGGCCAAGAGGTCGCCCTCGACCTCCCCGGCGAAGACGAGCCGGTCTCGATGCCGATCTACGGGTTCGTCGACGGCGACAACGACGACTTCCCGGCTTCGGAAGACAGTCTCGTATTCCACTACGACGATCTCGAAGCGGCCGTCGGGACCGAGGCCATGTACGACCGCTGGGGCGAGCCGGGAGACGCGAGCCCGACGATCACCGGCCCGCCCGGCATGGTCGGAGACGTCTTACTCGGGCCCGCCGACGAGTACGAGACCCACGAGCCTGAGGGTTCAGACGAAGAAGAGCAGGACGGCCAGTCGTGGGACGAAGAGGAACTCGGTGAGGACGAGTGGCTCAGCCAGCAGGGCGTAGAGCCCGGGACCGCGTTCATGCACGAGATCGGTGGCGAAGCGCACCCCGCCGAGGTCGTCGGCGCGACCTCGATGACCCAGGAGGGCGACCTCAGCCACGCGGTGATCGCGGTCGACGTTCCGCACAAGGACGAGCCCCACACGACGCCGGTCCACCCGAACGCCGTCCCCGACCAGATCCCTGACGGACCACTGGAGGGACAGGTCGAGACCGCCCACGACGACACCGACAGCGACGAGTTCGACAGCGTCGTGGACGAGGACGTCGGGATCGCGGACGTCCCCGAGGGAACGGAAGTGATCATCGGCGACGACCACGGCTACTACACCCACGCCACCACGTACCCGAACAGTATCGGGTTCGACCCCGGCGACGGTGACACGATCTATCCCGAGGACGTCGAGATCGCAGCGGTCCATGAGAGCGCCTCTGAGTCGGAGGAGTCCGAGGAGGCCCCAGACACCCCGTCGGAGGACGAAGCCGAGTCAGCGGTCGCACAGCCCGCCTCTGAGGGGTCAGAAGAGATCTCACAGGCCGACCCGGAGAAGTTCGTCAGCGCCGTCGAAGAGTTCTCCGAGAACCACGAGAACCTCTCGGTCATGCTCACGTCCCACGACCCGGAGGAACTCGACGACCACGACGTGTTCCTCGCGGACGACGGGAGCGCCGGGGTCGCGGTCAGCCCCGAAGGCGACATCCAGAACGTGTTCAGCGCCGACGACTCGGACGTCGACGGAGACGTGCTCATGGAGCAGGCCATCGCGGCGGGCGGGCAGACGCTCGACTGCTATAACGGGTTCCTCCGGAAGTTCTACGAGAAACACGGCTTCGCCACCACGGGGACGATGGACTTCAACCCCGACGTCGCCCCCGACGACTGGCAGGAGAACCCGTACCTCCGAGACAAACCGGACGTCATGTTTATGGCGCACGACCCCGATGGATTCGTCGAGGCGACCCAGTATGACGGATCTGAGTGGGCTGAAGCAAAAGATGACGCCCAGAGGGCAGCAAATACTGGAGGATCTGATCGAAGACGAGGGCGAGGAGTGGGTGAAAGAGCACGAGAGTCTGGTGTTGGCACAGGCCCGGCTGGTGGGGATGGCGGAGGAGTAAGGGACTACGACCTCTCTTCTTACGACCCGGACGACGCCGAGGAGTTCCGCGACATGAGCGACATCGGAGCGAGCCACGGGAACTCGGTCGCGGCGATGGAGGTCGCCGTCCTCCCCGACGGCTCGAAAGCGGTCCACAAGGACGCCAGCCACCACTCGGTCAACGCGGACGACGTCGAGCGGGAGATGGCGGGCTACGAGGCCGCCAAGCACTTCTCGGACAACGTCCCCGAGCACGCCGCCGACGTCGAGGCCGGCTGGGCCGTCAGCGAGGTCGCGCCGGGCGTCGACGCGAAGGACGCCACCCCCGAGATGAAGGCGGCCGTCGAGACCGAGGACTTCATCGAGATGGCCGCCAAACAGGTCATGATCGGGAACGCCGACCTCCACCAGAACAACGTCCGCGTCGACGAGGACGGGAACCTCTACCCGTTCGACCTCGACCGCGCCGCCGGGGACATCACGGGCGACTGGGTCGGGAACCTGACGTCCTACGACGACACGCTCGACCGGATCCTCGG